TTCAACGATCTTGAGTTCCACGTCTTGCGGGGTGTAGAACACTGCCGGGTCCAGCGGCTTCAGCCGGCCGATCAGCGGGTCCAGCTCCTGGCCCGCGTCGGGCATGATCGGCGTACCCCGGTACGGCACGACGGCGGAACCCACAGAGGGCTCCTCCGGAATTCCCTCATTTGAGGGTTTCTCGGGCGGCGGGAACGGGTCGTCCGACACCTTCGTGAAGGTCGTCCCGGCCACCTCCAGCTCGGTGCCCACGGGGTGCTCGGACGTGTCGTCCACGCCCTCCCAAGTGGGCGGCTTCGCCCCCCCGCCGTAATCCTCGTAAGACTCCCACGGCACGGTCTGGGCTTCGTCGGCCTGGCCGTAGCTCTTCCCTCCGGAGATCATGTTCCCGCGTTCGTCCGGCACGGCATCGGCCGGGATCGGCGCGGTGCCCACGTCCTCGCTGTCGCCGTCTTCGATCGCCAGCGGCTCGGGGTCCGGCTCATCCTCGGGCGGCTCGCCCCAGTCCACCGTGTCGTCCTCGGGCTCGACCGCGCCGGGGTCGTCGTCGTGCGCGGCGGGCGGCGCCTGCTCGGGCTCCGGGTAGTCGCCGGGCTCGCGCACATCCACCGGGTTGTCCGTGGTGCCCACCGGCCAGTGGCCCTTCGTCTCGGGCTCGGGGTCCGGGTCGGCTACCTGCTCGCCGCCGTACGTTCCGAAGGCACCCTTCACGCGGCCGGGCGCACTCGCGGTGTCGACCCGTTCGGAGGCCACGCGCTTCGTGTACTGGCTCAGCGTCTCCTGGTGTTCAGGGTCCGGCCAGCCCAGCACCTCGCCGCACGCGCAGACGATGCCGGTAGCGGCGACCCAGCGCGGCGCCTTGCCCACGGTCTTGCAGTGGACGTGCTCCGGCCACGTCTCGGAGATCGTGATCTGGGCGGACTTCACCTCTCCGGCCATCAGCTCTCAACCTCGCTCGGGTGGTTCGTGGTGCCCTGCTGGCGGGCCATGTACGCGGCGGCCTGCTCGGGGGTGGGCATCGCGCCATTCGGGTTGAGCTGCCAGCGGGCCAGCTCCGCCTTGATCCGCGTCTCCAGCGGCACGCCCCCGGCGTCCACGCCCAGCAACTGCTTCTGACTGGTCAGCATGTGGATGAAGGCCAGGCGCTCCAGCGTCATGGCTTCGTTCGCGAACTCGCGCCGGACCCAGTCGACCCACTGGGCCACCTTCTCCGCGCGCGTGCCGTTGACCTGGGGCGGGTTGACACCAGCGTCGCCCGCAGCCTGGCGCTGGGCGGCGTGGCGGTCACGGGCGGCCTGGTTCGGGTCGTAGCCCTCACCGCCGCCGATGGGCGGGGAGTAGTCGCCGGGGCGCTCACCATCGGGGTCCGGGTCGTCGGTCGCGATCATGAACGCCTGGGTCAGTGCGGACTTCATCGCCATGGTCATCGCCTTGGCGCTGGCCTTGTCGCTGGTGTCCTTGCCCTCGCCGATCGACCCGGCCGTCACCGAGGAGCCATCCACCAGGCTGGTGAACGTGTACTCCATGGTCACGAAGGCGGACATCCACGCCTGGTAACCGCCACCGTCCTTGAACGGCTTCTTGTCGATCTCGTGGCTGGAGGCGACGACGCGGGAACCCACGAAGATGCCGTGCTGGCGGAACGCGACCGCGAGCGCGGCGGCGGTGTCCTCGAACTTGCGGAAGGCGTAGCTTCCCGACCGGCCGCCGTCGTACTGACCGGCCTTCGGCACGTAGGTGACTTGCTTCATGACGGCGGCCACCGCCGCGTAGATCGCTGGTGCGGCGGGCGCGCTGGTCTGGTCGTCCTGGGCAGGCGCGGTCATCGTTACTCGCTCTCCTCGTTGGTGCTCTTCGGCGTGGTCTCGGGCTCGGTGATCACCAGCGCAGCGAAGCCGATGATCGAGCCGTGCTCCACGTAGTACTCCAGCATCTGTTCCACCGCCGCCGGGACGCTGATCCCGGCGGATTCGATGGTGTCCCGGGTGGCCGTTCGCTGGCCCTTCGGGACGCGGAAGCGGATGCGCTCGCGGTCTTCGCCGTACGGTCGGGGACGGATTCGCGCCTTCCCGCCGTCGATCGGCTTGGCCAGCGCGGCCGCCGCGAAGTAACACGCGCGGGTCACACTGGCCAACGTTTCGCCCTGGTAGAGGGCGCGTGTCATGGCGGCTTCGTACAGGTCGGTCCGGATCATGATCTCTTCCGGGACCTTCCTCTCCTCCGCCTCTTCGGGGGTTACCGTGCTGTTCATGCTCGCCATCTTACCCCCTATAATGGGGGGAAGTGCAAGACCCGCCGGCCAAGGAGACCACCACGATGGGCAAGAAGCGACCGGACCCGAACTGGCGCGAGATCACCGAGATGCTGTGGACCAGGTCGGAGGGGTTTTGCGAGGTGAGCGGGCGCGCGCTGGATCGCGACACGTTCGACCGGCACCACCGGCGCCTGAAGGGCATGGGCGGGACGTACCGGCCGCTGACCGACTCGCCGTGCAACCTGCTCGCGCTCGACCCCGAGGTACACAACGGGGCGCCGTGGAGCGTGCACCAGCTCCCGAGCTGGAGTCGCCCGCGCGGATACCTGCTGTCCGCGCACGTGGATGACGAAGCCATGGCCATCACGCCGGTGCTCTACCGGGGCAAGAACTGGGTGGTGCTGGACGAACAGGGCGACTTCGGCGTGCTCACTGAGCGTGCTCAGCGGCACTGCTGGCGGAAACTGGAGGCGGAGCAACGGCCGGTACCGGCGACGCGCCCGCGAGGCTCGCAGTACCGCTGACATGCGAAAGCCCCCGAGTCGCTGCCTCGGGGGCTCCGCTGGAGGAACACCGCACCTGCCCAGCACGGCACTGCCAGATTACCCCGGGAAGGTGCGGATCGTGAGTTTGTCGGTCAGCTTGCCGCCCGAGCACGTCCGCTTGATCCCGACCACGGAGCCGTAGGCCTGGGTCGCGCCGGTCATCCCGGGCTGCCCGCCGGCCGCGTCGCGGTGGATCACCCGGCACACGTCCTGGAGCTGGCGGCGGGGGTCACCCACCACTTCGATCTCCTGGAACTGGACCGTGGGGTTCTTCGTGTCGGCCAGCAGTGAGGCGGACAGCGAGCGCAGCCAGAGGATGTCCTGGGTCCATTCGCTCGCGGGGATGTTGTAGACGCGCTCCTTGAAGCGGGCGATCGACGTGCTGTCGCTGACCGACTCGACCACCTGGGGCCGGTCGGCGAGCACGGTCCCGCCTATCTTCAGGAACGCGGTGGAGTCGTCCACGGCCAGCTCCGTCTGGCTGGAGAAGCTGCCCAGGATGGCGATCCGGAGGTGCCGGTTGTTGGCGTCGATGTTGAACCAGCCGGGGAGGGCGTAGACGGCCATGTTCGCGCCGACCGGCGGCGGGCCGTTGCTCGGGCGCGTACCCGGGACGTACAGGCACAGACCGTTGTTGTAATACGACGGAGTGTAAAATTGCATGTACTGCTGCCAGTACAGCGTGGGCGGGCTCAGCCCAGGGTCGTAGCCCTGCGGGAACGTCAGCGCCGGGATCTGTCCACAGTAGAACGACTGGACATCCGACATGGTCACGTTGAACCGAGGCGTCTTCCCGGGCTGGGTCAGGAACTGGTCAGGCTTGCTGGCCGCGTACACGGTGGAGTAGGGCACGGCCAGCTTTGTGTTCGCCGTGTAGCCGATCCGGTTGGCGACCGATAGGTACGCGGCGACCGGCGTGAGGTTCAGGGCGTTGTCGATCGTCACGTCAAAAACGGAGTTCGCCGACAGCTGGCGGCCCTTCACCGTGGCCCGGCTGTCGAACGTCGCCACGCCCTGCTCCGTGAAGTAGAAGGCGCCCAGGTCCGCCGACGTGATCGCCTTGATCACGTCGCCCGCCGCGTCGCTCTCGATGTTCGGCAGCCAGATCAGCCGCTGGCCGGCCAGGTCCACCTTCGCCTGTTGGCGTGGCGCCGTGGGCGGGGTGGACTGGGGCTGGACGTAGCTCGCTATCGGCGTGTCGTACCCCAGCGTCCACTGTAGATACTGGGCGGTGCCCTCCACGTTCAACAGCACCGTGTTCGTCATGCCTTCGATCCACTGGTACGTGAGCGCTCCGAGCGCCCCGACCAGCCCGCCGTTGGTGTGGTTGACGACCTGCGCGCCGTCCAGCCACACGGAGCCGAACACCTGCGTGCTGGTGAACTGGACCACTGCCGAGTAGTAGTGCCACCCCGTCGTTCCCAGGCTGATCGTCCACGCCCAGTTCTTCGTGTACCCCTCGTTGTTGACCTCCAGCTTGGCGCTGGCCGTCTTGTGCTTGAGCGTGACCACGACGTTCGCCGGGTACCGGTCCGAACCACTGAAGTTCTGGTGGTACGCGGAGAGGAAGAACTGGCTGGTGGTCCACGGGTCGCTGGCCGACGCGGTGTCGACGTACACCCATCCGGCGAAGCCGACCAGGTTCGAGTTGTTCCCGGCGTAGGTGTCGGCGCCGTACCACGCGGCGGCCTGGACGTTGGTGTCGATCTCCGTGATTCCCCGAGAGCCGGTGGTGGAGTAGTTGCCCAGGTTGTACTTCCCCTTGAACGCGGGCCCGTACTTCCCGGCCGCCTTGCTCCACAGCTCACCAGTGGTCTGGCAGGCGGGCGTCTGGTTCGGCAGGCTCTGCCGCATCCCGAAGTCGTAGGTGTTGGTGAAGTTCCACTGGGTGATCTGGTTCCAGGCGCCGACCTCGGGCAGCGCCCCGCCGCGCAGCGTCCAGCCGACGACGCACCCCGGGTGCCAGGGCGGCCCTTCGTAGAAGCCCGAGCGGCGGAGCACGGAGTCCAGGAGCCAGCACGCGGACATCGTGCCGGACTCCAGCGCCTCGCCGGTGTTCGCGGCGGTGTCGCCGAAGTAGCTCTCCCGGCGGTAGGCGTCGGCAGCCCAGCGGCTGATCGTCACGCCAGTCTCCAGCTGGCCGCCGCCGTCGAAGCAGACCATCGTCACGCTGCCGCTCGCGAGGTCGGGGACCGCGCTGTCGATCCAGCCGGTGATCTGGTCCACCTGCCAGAACCCCAGCGGGCTTTGGACCGTGGACTGGAGCAGCATGGGGATGTTCAGCGCGGCGCCGGAGCCGTACGTCCCGTACGCGCTGAACGGGCTGAAGACCTTCCACAGTGGAGTGCCGTCGCCGGTGGGCGTGTTGCCGCTCAGCTTGATCGTGATTTTCGCCGTGGAGTAGCCCTCGGTGGTCTGGAGTTCGTCCGGCACCACGCCGGCCAGCTGGCGATCCAGGCTCCACTCCTCCACGTTCGCCGAAAGGTCCGACAGCGGGTCGGCGAAGGTGTTGTTCCGCGCCCAGTCGATCTTCAGCACGGTCCCGTGGTACCGCTTCTGGCCGGGCGCGAGCGCGGCGGCCAGGTTGGTGTCTCCTGCCTGCTGCACCTAGATCTCCTTAAAGCTGAACGTGCCATTGGTGTACGGCCCGACGGCTTGCCGGGAGCCGGCCGCGCTCTCGACCATCATCACCTTGGGCACCCCGAGCCCGAGCACCCAGGAGGTCGGCACCAGCACGCCGCTCTCTAGCTGCCAGCCGTGCGTGACCGCAGTTCCACTGGTGGCTTGTCGAAGCTGGACCTGGACGGCCACGATGGTCCCGTTCGTCGGCACGGTGTACGGGACGTACCGGCGCGGCGGCGTGCCCGCGACGACCACGGTTCCGGTGACCGGCGCCTGAGCGACCAGGGCGGCGTTGTAGGGCACGATCTCCAGGGTCGGCGTGCCGGACTGGGCGTAGGCGGAGAAGCACAGCTTCTCGCCGGGCAGCACCGGGATCACGGCCGTATCGGTCATCAGTCGATTCGCGTTGTTGGCGAACCAGCTGACCGCCTTCGAGGGCCCCGGGCTCAGCTCCTCGCCCGGGGTGGCGGAGGGCAGCAGCAAGTTCGTGGCGGCCACGGAGGTCACGGTGTCGCCAGCGCCCGGCGCGCTCCAGTCGGTCGAGCCCGGCAGCATGAAGATCGTGGACGTGGTTGAGCTGATCCGGCCCCGGAGCAGGTTCTTCTCCGAGGACTCGCGCAGGTACAGCGGCCCGGTGATCGCCTCCGTGTAGAGCATCCGGAACCACGAGAGCGCGCGCGGGGTCAGGCCGTCGGTGTCGATCGCGAACTCGTGGCGGCGGCTGAACACGTCCTTCGTGCGCTGGCCGGACAGCGGGATGTGCTCGGAGCCGTACTCCACGAAGTCGTGCGTGTAGCCCGCCGACGGAACGTCGATCGCCATCAGCCGGCCGACCGGCCCGAGGTAGATCCGCTCCATTACCGCCTCCGGGCGTTCGACTGGTCGACGGACTTCACGCCGCTGGCCACCTCATCGGCGGACACTACGACACGCAGCTTCTCCAGCGCCGCCGCGAGGTCATCCGGGAGTGTCTTGCCCTGGGCGGCCAGAGAGTCCACCAGCGCCTGGAGCGTGGCCAGCTGAGCCGCCGCCGTGGCCTGCTGGGTACTGGAGCCCGAGAGGTTCGGCACGTTCGGCGTGGTGGCGCTCAGGGCCGATGTGTCGATCGTCGGCGTGAGGTTGAGTTCGGCCTGGACGGCGGCCGCGAGCGCGGCGGCCTCCCCGATCGCGGAGCCGGCCATCCGCCGGATCCCGTCGGCGATCGCCAGCGGGATCGACATGCCCGAGTAGAGCACCCAGCCGCGCCCGGAGAACGGGCCCTCCTTCGCGGGCGAGAAGGGCAGCAGGCGCCGCGCCTTCGCCAGCACGTCGCCGATGGCACCGGCGACCGCGCCCGCCGCGTTCTTGATGCCGTTGATCAAGCCCTGGATGATCGCCTTACCGGCGTTGTAGAGCATGTTCCCGAAGTCGCCCAGGGCACCCAGGATCCGGCCGGGCAGCCCGCGCACGAAGCCGACCACGCTCTCACCACCGCTGGCCGCCGCGTTCTTGGCCGAGTTCCAGGCGTTGGCCATCCAGTTGAAGAGCTGGTTCGCGAGGGAGCCCACGGCGGCCAGCACGCGGCCGGGCAGCTGACTGAAGAAGACCACGACGTTCGCGATCCCCGTGATGACCGCCTGCTTCGCCGAATTCCAGACGCCATTCCACCAGGCGCTGAAACTGCCGAGCAGACTGCTTACGGCCACAAGCACCCGGCCGGGGAGCTGACTGAAGAACACGACCACGTTCGCGATTCCGGTCGTGATCGCGTCGACCGCCGCGTGGAACCCGTCGTTGATCCACGTCCCGAGCTGGACAGCCAGGGAGCCCAGGGCGAAGACGATCTGGACCGGTAGGGCGATCATCTCCGCCAGCACCCACTCAACGCCCTGGATCGCGGCGTTCCCCATGGCCACGGCGGCCTGGTACAAGGCGTTGCCCACGATGCCCGGCAGCGAGGCCAGGAAGTCTCCGACCCTGCCCGGGAGCGCGGCCAGGAAGTCCACGCCGGACTGGAACCAGCCGACGATCTTGTCGCCAATTCCACTGAAGAATGAACCAATGGCGTCGCCAATTCCCTTGAAGAAACTGACGATATTGCCCCAGATTTTCCCCACATTCGTGTCGAAATCGGTGAAGAAGTTGACGACTCCCGTGACGACCTTCTGCACGATGTTGATCAAGTCGAGCAGCGCGGGCACCACCGTGTTGACGATGGTCACCGCGAAGTTCAGCATGGGCTTCTCGACCAGCAACCACAGCCGGATCAGCGGCGGCAGCAGGGTGGCGGCCAGCTGGACCAGCGGCGGGATCAGCGGGATGATCGCGCTCACCAGCTGGAGGAAGATCGGCGCCAGCTGGGTGATCGCCCCGAGCAGCTGGGGGATGATCGGGAGCAGCTGGTTGATCCCGGCCACCAGGGCGACGGCAAGTTGCTGGAGCACCGGCCCGAGCGCGGCGCCCAGGTCGACGAACGCCTTCGAGATCGCGGGCAGCACCGGGGCGAGCCCGGAGGTCAGTCCCTGGATCAGGGTGGTCAGCGGCGGAGCCAGCGCGGAGATCGCGGTCCCGAGCACGCCACCGATCAGGCCGGCCACCTGGCCGACCAGCGGGAGGATCGCCTGGAGCGCGGGCGCCAGGGCCGTGAGCGCCTTGCCGATCCCGTCGGCGAACGCCTGGATCCCGGGCATCGCGGCCTTGAGCCCGTTCGCGATCGCCGTGATCACCGTGGCCAGCGGCCCCTGGAGCGTGGCCGCGAGCCGGCCGAACAGCTCCAGGATCGGCCCGAGCAGCGTGCCAATCGAGCGGAAGACCTGGGCCAGCCCGTCGATCGCGGGCTTCACCAGCCCCAGGGTCTGGAGCCGGTTGAACGCGTCACCGATGGAACTCAGGATCGAGCCCAGCGCGGAGCCCAGCTCTTTCAGCTGGGGGCCGACCGCCGACGCCAGGTTGAGGAACCCCTGGGTGAAGGCCTTGATCCCCGGTTGCATGCCCTGGATGAACTGGGCCGTCTGGTTGAACAGGTCCCGGATCTTGGCAAGGTTCTCGCTGGTGGTCAGCATGTTGGTCAGCTGAGTGACCGTGCCACCGAGCGCGGTAGCCATACTCTGGAGCCCGGACGTGGCGGCTCCGAAGAGCGCGGGCATCTTGGCCACGGCGGGCGCTAGCGCGGACTCGAAGCTGGCCGACACCTTGGACTTCAGGGCGTCGATGTCGTCGGACAGCGGCTTGAACGCCCGCTTGATCCCGTCCATCCCGAGGGCGATGGCCCCGAGCGCCACGCCACCCACGGCCGCGAGCGCGGGCAGCGCGATGATCAGCCCGCCGACGACCCCGAGCAGCGGAGCCAGCGCGGCCGGTAGCAGGACGGCCTTCGAGGTGAGCAGGGAGAACATGCCGCTGCCCGCGCTGCCCATCGCGGAGAACTGGCCGGACACCAGGTTGAGTGCGCCGCCCAGTGCGCCGTCCAGCACCTTGCCCAGGCCGCTGGCGTCAATCCCGGAGTCCCGGAACTTCTTGCCGGTGCGGGTGCTCTCGTCACCGGCGTCCTTGTTCCGCCGGCCGAAGATGTTCAGCTTCGAGACCACGGAGTCGATCACCGTGGAGGACCCGAGCACCGAGCGAACCCAGCTCTTCTGCTGGGCCTCGCCGTCCTTTTGGGACTTCGTCAGGGTGCCGTGCGCAACGGCCAGCTTCTGGGTGGAGGCGGTGACCTTGTCGGCGGCCACCGCCTCCTCCGCGCGCGCCCGGGTGAGGTTCCGCTCCGCCGTGCTGACCTGGTTCGCGGTAGCGGTCCCGCTCCGCCGGAGGTTCTCCAGCTGGGCTTCCGACTCGATGGTGCCCCGGTGCGCGGCGTTGAGCCCGTCTTCGGCGTTGATCAGGTCCAGCTCCGCCTTGCGGAGGTTCTGGGTCATCTTCACCAGGGGGTCGTTGTCGATCTTGACCCCGGCCAGCGCGTCGTTGATGTCCCGGTCGATCGTGCGCTTCAGGTCGTCGGCGATGGCGTCCAGCCGGATCGACGCTTCCCCGATCAGCACGTGTCAACCCTCCATCAGCCGCCCGCCCAAGCCCTGCTGCTCCGGCGTGGCACCCCACGTCTCCCGCGCGGCCTTCGGATCCACCTGGGCGTCGGCGACGGCCAGCTGTTCTTCCAGCCGCTTGATCTGGTCCGTGTCGGTCTCCAAGATGATGACGAACACGGCATCCATCCAGTCGGCGAGCGGTGTCCACGGACCGATCCCGGCCAGCGCGAGCCTGCCGTTTGTGTAATAGTTCCGGTACGTAGCGTTAGCGATCGCGTGGAGGGTCTTCAGTCGGACCCACGGCCTTTTCCCGCTGCCTCGAACAAGTCCTTCATGATCTCCGCCACGGTCTGCATGTGCACCTTCACGTTCACATCCTCGAACATGAGGTTGTAGAGCCGCCGCCGCGAGCTGCCCGCCTCGAACTCCTCGAACCGCTTCCGGTCGGGCTCCGGGTAGATCTGGCCGTCGGGCCCCCGGAAGTGCGGCACCGGGTCGCCGTCGTCCATCGTCCCGAGCACCAGCGCGCCCTCACCGGTGCGCTGTAGTTCCGTCGGGCTCGCGGTCGGCAGCTCGTTACGCACGACCTTCGCGGGCAGCTCCTTGTACTTCCACTGGGCCGGGACGCCGTCATCGTTGACGATCATGCGCGGCATGATGTCCCCGAGCACGATCAGCAGGTCCCCGCCGCCCTTCTGGGAGGCGAGCGCGAACCGGTGGAAGTCACCGGCGCCGGGGTCCGGCGCGGCGGTGAAGTGGTGCGTCTTGATCGTCTTCTCGCTGGTCTCCGGGTTCTCGTGGATCGCCCGAAGGTCGAACTCGATCTTCGGGACCTCGGGGACCGTGTCCGGGCCGTACGTCTTCGGCATGATGCACTCCTTGATCATGTGGATTGTGAAGCTGGCCAGCAGGTACAGGGTGTAGGCGGCGGCCAGGCCGGTGAGCCCGGAGGCGACGACCTGATCCACCGGATCCGGGATCATCCTCGCGCCATCCTGAGCGAGTCGCGCACGAAGTTGTTCGCCCGCGTGCCCGGGTGCATGACTTCCTTGGCGAAGCGCACCTGGCCGCCGGCCATGAAGCGCAGGTGCGCGTTCGGCCGGTTCGGGATCGCCCGGATCACGTGCGCGTGCGTGCCGAACAGGATGTACCCGAGGTACGGCGTGAGCCCGTCCTTGCCGATGATCACTTCGACGGCGGGACGGAGCGGGCCGCGCGAGGTCTCGCGCTTACGCGAGGTGGAGACCAGCCGGCCGGTGCGACGGTTCGCCCGGCGGATCTGGTACTGCTGGACCAGCGTCGCCCGTCGGCGGAGTTCGTGCCGGATCGGGCCGTCGGGCGCGTTCACGAAGCGCGCGTACTCCGCGTCATCCACCTTCCCGGACCGCCGGGTGATCACCACTCGTGCCACTAGTTCGCCACCCTCGCCATGAGGTCGAAGATCACCGATGCCTCCAGCGCGTACATGCCGCCCTCGGGGCCGATCGGCGTCACGTCGCCCGCGTCCGCGTTGATCTCCTTGGGGTGCCAGTCCGGCGGCGAGCTGGCCATGTTGACCATGAACTGTGAGAGCAGCGCCGCGTCCCGTAGCTGGGCCTCACCGGCCACACCGAAGGCGTCCGTGTCCGTGCTCCACGTCGGTTGGTCGCACGACCCGGCGCACCGGACGATCTGGATCCCGTACGCGGTCTGGCGTCGCTTCATCGCGGAGAACGGCGTGCCGGTGCGCGGGGCGCCGGAGGTCGTGCCCTGGCGGGTCGGGTCGGTGATCCCGGCGAAGCCCACGGACACCTGCTCGCAGTCCCAGGCGTCAAGCTGGAGCTGGCCGGGGACGATGCGGCGCCGGGCTGGCAACTCCACGTCGTGCTGGGCGAAGTACGTCACCAGCGCGGGGATGACGCCCTGGGCCCACGTGAGCAGGTCCGGCGGCTCGATAGGGAGCTGACTGGGCTTCATCGGCGGGCCCTCCGGCGGGTGCTCTCCACCTCGCTGGAACTGGGCGTGCGACGCGGGCGCCGGCCAGCCTTGCGCGCGGGCGGCTTCGTGGCCGGTTCCGGCTCCTGCTTGGGCGCCTCTGCGGGCTTCTCGGGCTCGCTGGCGTCATCGGCCGGGGGCGGCGGCTCATGCCCGGAGAAGGGATCGTGGGCCCTGATCAGGTCGTCATCTGCCATGGCGGCCAGCGTAACCCAATGTCACCCCATTACGCGGGGGGTGCGATCCGCGTAGCAGTGGGCAGGTCCGGGCTCCACACGCTGGCCATCCGGGTCGGCCGGGTGCCGTTCTTCCGGCGGGGGTTCACTGACTCCAGCCACATGTCCACGGTCGGCACGCCGGTGCGGTGCTCTTCCAGGAACTTCGACACATCCATGGTGACCGTGATGCCCTGCCGCGTGACCGTGCTCGCGTTCGCCGGGATCGCGCACCCGGCCTCGCCGCACCAGGAGCGCACCAGCTCAATGGCCAGCGTCACGCACGCGGAGATCCCGCCGACGGGCGGCAGGTAACCCCGGTCGTACAGGACCGTGGTCGGGCCTTCGTCACCGCACCCGGACCAGCCCTTCCCGTCGGTGCGCTGGAGCCAGCCCGATGCCAGCAGTTCGTACCGGCCCGGATCCATCACCTGTCCGTCGGCGGTGCGCACCTCGGTGACGGCGGTCGCGCTCGGGTCCAGCTCCACGGCGATCGGTCGCGGGTGGGCGCCGCGCCACGCCGCGTTGAACAGCCAGGCGTCCGCGTAGTTCGTGGCGTAGCTCAGGCCGGGCGCCTGGAACCAGCACCCGCACGCGCCGATGTCCTGGAATGGCCAGGTCCCGCTCCCGACGGCCAGCGGCCGGCTCCGGATCTCCGCCTGCTCGTGGCAGCCAGCGCCCCTCCACCGGTGACCGCTGAGCTGGTAGAGCAGCTCGGAGGCCATCATCAGGATGACCAGCCACTGGTTCGGGCTGGCCCGCTGGCGCCACTTCTCGGGGACATCGCTCGGGGACGCCCACGGCCCGCACAGGATGGAGCTGGCCTGTGCGGGCGGGACATCCGGAATCGGAAGCGGGACCGGGCTGCTCATACCTGAGCGACCACCGGCACCAGACCGGCGTCCAGGTTGGGCACGGTGGCCTCCCGGACGTACTGCCAGACGCGGTCCGACGGCGAGTCGAAGTCGTCGTTCGGCCCCGAGCCCCACCCGGCATTCTGGGTGCTGTAGCCGTCGAACTCGGGCAGCAGGGCCGCGTCCCCGCTCAGCTGCCACGACCCCGAGGGGATCAGGAACGCGCGCGGCACGACCCAGTGGAAGTACGGGAGGTTGGTAGCCAGCGCGGAGCCGATGACCGCCTTCGTCCAAAACTCCAGGGAGACGCCGTTCGGGGTCTCCTCCACGCCGGTCTGGGGCGCGCGGTAGCCGATCTGGTTGGGCGTGGTGGCGGCGTCGTTGATCACGTCGCCACCGATCAGGAACGCCAGCAGGTTCGGATCCGGGGAGCAGATCTGGAAGCCCTTGATCGAGCCGCGCTTCAGGGTGTACGGCGCCTGGTAGTTGACGCACGCGACGCCCGAGCCGTTGAGCTGGGTCACCTGCTTCGCGTCTTCGTACTCCAGGCCCAGCTCCACCTTCACCAGGGCGTCGGACACGTACGCGTTCGTCGTGCCCACGGAGGGCTTGCCGTCCACGTCCAGCTTCGCGACGCGCACCCCGAGGGCGAACAGCGTTCCCGCACCGTCGTAGGTCATATCCTTCTCCTCTAGCCGATTACGGGAACTTGATCGCGACGCTGGAACACGGGTCGTATCCAGCGACGAAGAGGGCGTCCGCCCAGACCTGCTGCCGGTTGGTCCGGCGGTCGATGGTCATGGCCGGGTCGCCCATGGTGGACACTGTGGACAGTCGCGTGAAGACAGGACCCGTTGCGTAGCCCCAGGTTCCCGCCTGTACGCCCGGACCCTTGCCGGTGTACCCGGCGTCCGCGATCACCACGGCGCCGGTCGCGGTCTGGATCTCGTTGCCCACCTTGAACAGGTTCGCCGCGACCTGGGTCGCGATGACGATCGGGATATGCAGATAGACCCGCTGGCCCTTCGTCTTGTCACGCGCGGCCTGCTCCAGCAGGCCCACACCCTGGAGCAGCGACGTGGCGGCGGTCAGCACCTCCGCGTTCCCGTCGGAGAAGTACGGGTTCATCACGCCCGTCTCGCCGGTGGCGGTCACGTCGAACGGAGCCGCCTGGGTGCCCGCGCCTTCGGCCAGCTCGCGCGCGTGGGCGAAGGACGCCACCGCGTTGGCCTGCCGGGTCACGCGCGCCATGGCCGCCTTCAGGTCCACCCCGAGCGTGGTGCACTCGCTGGTGAGCCGGTACCCGAGCGGGGACAGGAACGTCACGGCACCCGGAGTGCCGTCCATCGTGTCCGTTTCCTCGCAGGGGTCGAAGATCTCCAGCGTGGGGCAGCCCTCGCCGATGAACGAAAGGCCGTTCTCCCAGTCCCCGGAGTTGTCCGGCGGGGCGGACGCGAGCAGGTTCGCCGACGACTGGGCGGCAGCGGCTGGAGCTGTGGTCTCGACGAAGTACGTGGGCACCTGTGGTCTCCTCTCGAACGCCTAAGTGATCAACCGCCCGGCCCCCGTCGGGGAGGGGCCGGGCGGAAGAGATCAGGCGTCCCAGCCGCCAGTGGGGACGGCCTTCGTGCCAGCGGCAGAGCCGTCCGGACGGAGCGGCAGGACCACGCGCAAGGACTCCTTGCCGGTGAACGCCACGCCCTCGAACGTCTCGATGAAGGTCTGGTAGCGGTTCCGCTTGTTCAGGTCGGAGTCGCGCACCATGCCCAGGTCGAGCGTGCCGCCGTCCAGGAGCAGCCAGTCACCCTCCACGAACAGCAGGCTGTCCACGTTGGCCGGGTAGGCCGGGACGACCTGGCCGGCCGTGGTGTCGTCGTAGTACTGCTGCGCCACGACCACCGTGGACACCGTGGAGCCCGCGAGGCCGTCCAGGTGCCAGGTGACGTTCACGCCGCGCGTGGAGAACCAGCGCTCCAGCTCCGCCTGGGCGATGCCGAACAGCTCGCCCGGCGACGCCATGGTGAAGCGGCGGGCCAAGTCGGTCTGGAGCAGGTTGATCACCCACTGAGGCATGATCGTCCGGAGCGTCACCCGCGAGTTCAGGCGGTGCCGGTTGCGGTAGTAGGCGATCACCCGGTCGTAGGTGGCCAGCAGGTCGGCGACCGCCGACACCGCCGGGCCCATGCCCTTCAGGATCTTGGAGGCCGAGAACAGCCGCGAGAGCAGGTTGTTCTCCGTGTAGCGGCTCCACGCGATCTGCGCCGCCTGGGTCGTCGCCCGGACCCACTCGGTGTCGAACCGGGCGGTCATGTTCGGGAACTCCAGGCACATGTACGTGGAGTAGATCGACGCTTCGAGCACGCCGGGGCAGCTCACCACGTAGCACGACTTGTACACGTTGGTGTCCGGGTCGGCCGGCGGCTGGACGATCGCCTGGTCCATCGCCTGGGTCCACATGCCCAGGCCCGAGGTCATCGCCAGCGCGTCGAACGGCGCCCGGTACTGGAGGATCCCGCGCTCCGTCCGGAACGTGTTCAGCGCCTGGTGCACCGGCCGGTCGGTCACGCCCAGGACGTTGATGTCGTAGCGGACCTCCGGCGGCAGGCAGAGCCCACCGGCCGCGACGATGGCCTGTTCGTCGGTGGCCGCCGCAATGCGCGCCTGGTTGGCGGCGGAGTCGTCGCCCAGGGTGCGCTCCGGCGGGTAGGCGAACTCGACGTGCGCGATGTTCGTCGCGCCGCTGCCCTTCGAGCGGGCGACGGAGGCGAACGCCTTGACGAACGCGTCCTCGCTCAACTGCTGGCCACCCTGGAAGCCCGGCACGCCAGCCGCCACGGTGGTCGTGGCGTTGACGACTCCGGCCTTCGGGCCGTCCTGCTCGGGCGAGCCGTCCTTGCCGATCTTGCCCAGGCCGGACGCGGTGCGGCTGGTCGACTTCTTGGCCGGCGTCTTCGTGGCCTTGTCGTCGCCCTTGCCTTCGTCCGGGTCGGTCTCCGCGCCCGCACCCGGCTCGCCAGGCTTCGGCACGTCGGCGGTGTTCTCCTCGGTGGGCTGCTCCACGTGGTCGCGGGACGGGTCGTGCACGCCGTCCAGCTCCGCGAGCGCGGCGGTCTGGTCGGCGGCCAGCGTCGCGCGCTCGGTGAGCGTGGCGGACAGCTGCTTCGCGTTCGCCGTCACCTCGTTCAGGGCTGCCACGTTCGCGGCGGTCGGCGCGTTGAGCGCCAGTTCCTTGCCGCTGGCCACCACGGCAGCGAGAGCCGCGCGGATGTCCGCTTCGCTGGCGGCGGCGAGATCACCCAGGATCTCCGCAATGCGCTTCGGGTCCACGATCGGCCCCTTCCGTGTCGTCTCGGTGACGGGGGCCTGATCGGTGCTTAGAGCGCCAGCGCGGTGTGGGCTTGGAGCCCGGACGCGCAAGTGCCCCGTCTCCCGGCGAGCGTAGGAGACGGGGCACTGTGCGTGTCGGCTATGTGTGGGATACGCGGCGCCGACGACGGGACCGCAGGTAGTCCGGTGGGGCGAATACGCGGTTCGCGCTGGCGAACAGGTTGATCGTCGCCCGGCGGTCGAACCACACCAGCACCATGGCCGTGATCAGCACCAGCATCCAGGCGGAGAAGGCGAAGCACAGCCAGATCATGGCCGCGAAGCACCAGAAGATCGCCCGGAAGAGCAGGACCCACAGGTAGAAGATGATCATCGTGGGTACTCCGCGTTGATCCACTCGATCACCGGAGAGTCGGACTGGTCAGCGGTGCACTCCTTCGCCCAGTCGGGGAACCACACGCGGTCGATGTCCACGCGGGCGCCGACACCACCGCCCTGGAGCACGTTCGTGGCCAGGATGCTGGTCTTCCAGCCCACGGTCCAGGGCTGGCCGTTCGCGGAGTTCAGCTCGACCACCAGCACCTCCGGCAGAACGAGTTTCTTGGCGCCACGGGTCCGGGGGAACGGCTCGGGGTCGATGACCTGGAAGACCGCCCGCACCTTCTCCGCGCCCGTGATCCCGTGGCTGACCAGGGCGATGGAGTCGGCGTTATTGACCTGGCGCTCGGTGGTGACCTTCTCCCAGGTCCAGGCCTTGATCTTGATGCTGGGAGCCACGGCTCCTCCTTCAGGTGGTGGTTTGGTGCGGGCTCCGGCCGTCGACCCGGTGCCATTCGACGGCCGGAGCGCCCGCTGTGCGCGATCAACTGAAGAGGATCCTACCCCCCATTTTGGGGGGTGTCAACGGCCTCCGCCCAGGGGGATCCAGCCGTCCCCGATCTCCTGGACCTCCTCGCACTCGCTGAACCCGGCCTGGACCACGAAGATCCCGCCGTCCCCGTCGGCGACCTCCCAGGCCAGCGCCTGCCGGTCGTCGCTGATCCAGACGTTCGTGATCTCTTCAGCCACAGCGCATCTCCCGCGCCAGCAAGTCGATCACCTTCCGGCGCAGCTCCGCGACCTCCGCCGCGAGCACGCGCGCGATGATCGGGTTCCCCCGGCCGGCCATGGCCTCACTCATCGCAATCGCCACGTCGTCCTCCCACGGGCTCATGACCGGCCCGCCAGCTCGCGCACGTTCAGCCGGTCGGCGAACTCCTGGGCCATCTCGTGGAAGCGGCCGGAGACCGCCAGCACCTGGACGTAGTTCCGGTGCGTGTCGAGCACGTACGTCCACACGTCGTCGCCCTCCTGGGCGAACGGCAGCGCGGCGCCGTCGACTACCTGGTATCGGTTCTCCATCACCAGCTCCTGTTCCTCGCCTGGATGCGGCAGCAGTCCGTGAGGAACTGGGCCGCCTCCATCAGGGCGTCCAGCTCCAGGGCGCCCAGCTGGCCCAGCGCTTCGTCCAACGCCTTCCCGTCGGCGGCCGCGATCGCGCGGATGGCGTCCGGTCCGAACTCGATCACTGCGGGCGCCATGGGCGTCACCGAGGGGTTGAACCCGAGCATCAACGACCGCCGATCAGGCCGGGGATCGGGTTGTAGATCCCGAGCGGGCCCAGCGTCGCGTTCAGGCACTCGGTGCCCGTACCGGAACACGGGTCGTTGGCCGGCGCGGCGGGCGGGTGGTAGCCGCCCGGCTGGCTGGTGCACGATCCGTCGGGTTGCTGGTAGCCGTTCGTGCAGTACGCCGTCCAGCCGCCGCCCAGGTCCATCTCCGAGTACGCGGGGGGCTGGCTGGCAGCCGGCCGGGGCGTCGCGGTGCGCTTGGGCTTCGGAGCGGCCTTCGTGGTGGGCGTCGTCGCCGTGCTCGGGCGCTTGGCAGTCGGCTGGGCCGACGGGGCCGCAACGGCGGGCGAGGGCGGAGAGAGGCGCTCAGCCGCCGGGACGGCCGGGTGCACGCTCGGGACTTCGGTGACGCCGGGCGGGATGGCCACGGGGACGGGGCCCAGGCCGGGCGTCGGCGAACTGGCCGACTCCTGACCAGTGGACAGAAACAGGACAGCTCCCGCGCCGACCGCCACGACGGCGGCCGCGAGGGCTCGGTGAACCAACATCACTTCTCCTTGTGGGTAGGGCAGAAATCCCGGACGATGCTCCGGCTCTTCAGGTCAACACGGTTAACGCCCCAGCCGCGCGATCGGGCACGCTTCCGGGCTTCGTTCAGGGTCTCGCCCGGCAGCAGGCGGAAGGAGCCGGAGCACGGCTCCGCGTCACAGTCGAGCGAGGCGATCAGCTGGAACGTCATCGCGGGTACACCTCCACGGTGAGTCCGGCGGCCTTCGCCTGCCGGATGGCGTCGGCGGTGCCGCTGGAGTTGTCCAGGTGGAACGCCAGTACCAGGTCCGGCATGTGGGCGACCAGCACGCCGTTGCGCGCGGGACCGCCGCCCCTGCCCAGCTCCTTGACGTACGGAAACGCGGTGACCGGGCCGAACTGGTAGAGGCCCCAGTACTCCGCCACCAGCTTGTCCGCGCCCTCCGCGTCGCCGTGGATCAGCTCCACGTGGAAGTCCCGTGCGAGGGGCGCCACGTGGTCCACCAGCGCCTGGAGCATGATCCGGCGATGCTCCATGACCACCTCGCACGGCAGGTGGGGCGGGTGCTCGGGGGTGTGCGGGCACTTCGCCCACCCCCGAGACCCGGTCACCATGACCCGCTTGAACGACTTGCTCATGCGGGGAGCTGCTCACTGGCCAGGCGCGCCTCACTCAGGCGGAGCCACTGTTCCGCGCGGGCCAGGTGGACCCGGACCGCGTCGTGTGTCGTGGCGAGGCCTGCCCCCGGCATGTTGATCAGCAGGAAGTCCAGCCCCTCGTTCGGCTGGTTGGCGACGTATTCGGCCTGGCGTCGGAGCTGATCGGTCGCCAGTGCGTTCTCCGACCACTCGCCGCGACGGCCCAGCTCCACAGTCAGCTGGGCGGCCGACGCCGGGTCGTAGTCCGGCGCTTCGGTGTCCCGGTCCTCGCGGTACAGCTCCGCCGCCGTCTTCAGCTGGGCCAGCGTGCTGTCCTGGAACATCCGCGCGAGGGTGATCCGGTGATCGACCTCTTCGTCCGTCAGTGGCTGGATGGTGGTTCCCATGGTGCTCCCTCGGGATAGTCGGGCGGGGCGGCCGGGAGTGGCCGCCCCGCGTGGGGCTCTAGCCGCGCCGCCACTGGTTTTGCGGCTGGTGCGTGAGGGCGTCCACTCGCGCCTCACGGTCCAGGCTGAAGCCGTTGGAGGCCTTGCCGAACTCGCCGCACGAGCACGTCCACTTGTGGTCGGCCACGCGCTGGCGGCCCAGCTGGCGATGGGTCACGGTGACCGTGGTGATGTGCTTCATGCTGGACCTCCGGGAGTAGGTGGGCGGGGCGACCGGGTGGCCGCCCCGCTGGGGCTTCGAGTTACGGGGTGGCGGTCGGCTCGCCGATCTCCACCAGGCCGTCGATCTCGACGTGATCGGCCATGCTCGCCCGGCCGTAGCGGCGGCAGGCGATCTGCTGGGCGATCTCCTGGCGGGAGTCGACACCTTCGCTCAGCTCCACCGTGCTGGTGGTGTGGGCCTGGCCGCTGTCGCTGGCGGTGAAGGTGACTGCGAAGCGCTGGAACATGTGGGCCTCCGGGGGGTTCGTTGTGCTGATAGAAGAGAATCTACCCCCCAAAATGGGGGGTGTCAATTGGGCAGCACGAAGTCCCCCGGATGGGTGAACCACCCGGGGGACCAACTACCGCGAGGCGAGCCGGAGAGCCCGCCGGTCGGCGGCGTCCAGGCCACCGAAGATCCCGTCATCCGCACCGACCTCCACCGCCCAGGCCAGGCACTGGTCAGCGACCGGGCAGCCCGCGCACACCGCGCGAGCCTGGGCGCCGTCGTCCAGGGGGAACCACAGCTCCGGGTCCATCCCCTTGCACGCGGCCATCTTCCGCCAGTCCACAGCGCACCTCCTTCGGTAGCGGGGCGCGCTGTGGTGGCGCCCCTAAACGATCTGCTTGTCGTGCACCTTGCGTAGGTGCTGCCTGGCGTCGTGGCGAGCCAGGGCGTCGCCGCACGCGGTGTGGCCGTAGGCCTCCAGGTCCGTGTTGGCCCGCTCGATCGCCCGTTCCAGCTCCGCCACCCGCTCCACCAGGTGGGAGGCGCGGAGCACGGCGATGGCCTGCTGTCGCAACGCCAGGCGGTAGCTCGCGTGCGCCTGGCGGAAGTACAGGGCGTACCCGTCCTCCGAGATCGTCACGGGGTCGTTCGCGTAGTCGGTGAGCAGCCGCGCCCGGCCGATGGCCTTCGCGGTGCGCTCGACCAGGTCCGCGTCCAGGTCTCGTGCGGCCGATCGACCCGCCATCCCGCCGTGAGCAGGGCCGCGATGATGGCGTTCCGCTGCTCGCCGCGCTCGATGTGGATCGTCGCCTGCCAGCCGCGCCCGGAGTGAAGGGCGTCGAAGCACTGGCGCGTCTTCACCGACACGGCCGAGTCGTTGATAAGCGCCTTCACGGCGCGCGTGGCCTGGCCGGCGGTGGCGTACTCGGTGGTGGTCATGGCTCCATCATGCCCCCCAAAATGGGGGGTGTCAATCCCCTGGGCAAGAGCAAGGCCCCCGGGATGGGGACACCCGAGGGCCTTGCCTGCGCCCGCCCTGCCTGATTGGACCATCACCCCGAAGGGATCCCGGGATTCGAACCCGGACCTGGCGCCCGCCCGGAGTTTACGCCGGGATGCCGTGGAGCGTGCCGTTACGCGCCAGCGGCAGGATCAGCGGCTCCAGCTCCCACCACTCACCGGTGAGCAGTGAGCGCGCCTCGCCCACGGCCTGGCTCCACGACCCCGAGGTCAGGTAACCCTCACCCTCGCGCGGGACGAACAGGTCGGCGAACATCTGCTCATCGCCCGAGGTGCCCCACGACCACGGGCCGGACAGGCCGGTGTCCTCGCGGTAGATCTCCTCGCCCGCGCGGCCGGCCGCCAGCCCCACCGCGTAGCCCCACCGCTGATCCGCCTGGATGAGGTCGTCCTTCACCGTGCACCAGCCGCCGCCCAGGATCCGCCGGACCGTGAGGCGGTCCGGCGTGAGCCCCACGGCCCGGAGGGCGAAGGCGTGCCCGAGTTCGTGGGCGGCGGTACACCGGTCGTCGACCGGCGCGTCCAGCTGATCGGTCATGCCTTGCCCTTCTCTCGGGCCGCCAGGATGTACTTGCCCTTCGGCCAGCTCGCGACGTTCGGGCAGGTCTTCACGTGACGGATGTACGTCTTCTGGCCGGCCGCCCGGAACGCCATGGCCTTGACCTTCGTCATGGCGCCGCACAGCGGGTGCTTCCCGGCCTGGGGGGTGAGCGCGTGGACGCCGTGCTCATCGGGGACGGCGTCGAACGGGATCTTCTCCTGCTCGTGGCGCTTGGCCGCCGTGCGGGCGTTCGCGTTGGGGATGGTCAGCGCCCAGATGATCACGCCGTCGCAGAAGTTGCACTTCGAGATCGGCAGGCCGTCCGGGTGCGGCATCGGCCACTTGATCCTGTCCCCGCACAGCACGCAGTTCCCGGGGCCGCCGCACCGCGCCTTCGGCGGCCGCCGCTCCGGCTCCTGGTCGGCCGGGCCGATCCACCAGCCGTGCATGTTCCAACCCGGCCAGGTGCTCATCGCAAGCCCTTGCGGTCGGTGATGATCCCGTAGCACGCGTCTTCGAGGCCACCGGCGCAGCAGGCCAGGACGCGAAGATCGTCATCGGAGAAACCGGCGAGGGCGGCCACGATCCGCTCCGGGTCTTCGTCGTCCAGGATGATCCGGAGCGCCTCCTGGCTCGCCGCCGTCTGCCCGCTCACCGCTTCGCCCGATCCGGGCTCTCGCTCCAGCGGATGATGTCCTGGGCGTACCGCTGGAGGAACTTGATCAGTTCGTCTTCGGAGTCCAGCGCCACGTGGATCGTGCCGCCGTAACCCGACAGCTCGGGCGCGGCCAGCTCTGCGCGGAAGGCGCCCGCCTTCCTGGCCTTGACGACCGCGTTCGCGACCAGGTTGATGATCATGGAGAGCACGATCAGCCCGGACAGTATCCAGGCGGCGTACTCCAGCACTGCGCCCCAGTTCACGAGAGCCCCTTGAAAGCCTGGTCCTGGACGCTCCGCAGGACCGCGTTCTCCTGCTCGAAGTGTCCCGGCCGCGCCATGCCGCGCGAGCGCAGCTCCGCCGCCTTGGCCAGCTCGGTACGCGCCTCCGCGCCCGGGACGAAGCCCAGCGTCTCGCCGTCGGGTGCGGGCTCCGCGTTGTTCAGCATCTTCTCCACGGCGGCGGGCCAGCTCGGGTTGTCCGCGAGCCCGTCCACGACCAGGAAGACGCTGGCCCTGAGCACGGCGACCGCTTCCACGCCGATCATGTTGGGCGGGACGCGCCGCTCCACCTGGCCGCGCACGATCCGCAGGGCCTTCGTCGGGTCGGAGCCGATCGTGTCGGTGACGACGGCACAGAGCCCCTGCGCGGGCACGCGCGTGGGCTCCGTGGTCTCCGCCGTGGCGGTCAGCAGTGGGCCCAGGGCGTCGTCCCCGTAGAAGACGTGGCAGCTCCACAGCCGCCCGTTCGCGTCCAGGCTGATGTCCGCCACGGTCGGGTTGTTCACGGAGCCGAAGTCCCACAGGGCCTCTTCGGCGGTCGCATAGTGCGCCTGCCCGCGTTCGCCCGGGATACGATCCATGACGGCTCGGGCGGCCTCGCTCAGGCCCACGGTGATGATCGGAAGCATGTCACTCCTCGCTCGCGTACGGTGGTGATCAGCCCGATCGTACCCCCCAAACTGGGGGGTGACAAGGAGGAATGCCATGGGGCAGCACGCCAAGCGGTTCGACTCGGTGGGAGCGCAGAAGGGCACCGGCCTCTCCGCCGTCGTCGCCCAGCTGAAGACCACGGCGGACATCGCGGAAGAGTGGTTCGATCCGAACAGCCAGGAGGTCGTGGGCGCCATGCAGCGGTTCGAGCAGGGGCTTGCCCTGCTCACCACGGCGCCCGCGCACCCCGAGGAGCCGGCCAAGTCGGAGAAGCCCGCCACGCGCAAGAAGTCCGCCACGCCGAAGTCTGCGGATGACTCGAAGAACGTCGGCGACGAGAGCTAGGCTTCGCCGCGTCGGTCGGTGGTCCGGCACTCAGAAGGCCCGAGGTGGGAGAGACCTCGGGCCTTCTTCATGCTCATCCGTGGTCGGTCCAGCTCGCCGGGAATTCGTCGACAGCGTCCACCCGCTCAGGGTCGGGATGCGGGCGGCCGCGCCACCATACGAGGATCCCGTAAAGCGCGGAGCCGATCATGAGCACGTTCTGGAACAGGAAGCCAGGCTGGCCGGTCAGAGCCGCGTAGGCGAGGAAGAGGATCTGGGCGGCGAGCAGGCTGACCGACCCGCCCAGCTTGAGCCCGCGAAGGGCCAGGAGAAAACTGGCAACGTTGCCGACCGAGATCACGTAAGGAACCCACGTGTATGCCACGCGGGGAACCGTAGCGTAACCGTTCGAACACGGGAAGCCAGGCCATTTGACACCCCCCATTTTGGGGGGTAACTTCGGTCAGGTCAGCAGGACGCACCACCCCGAGGAGCCACCGTGACCTTCACCGCCACCCGCCCCGCCCCGATCACCTCCGGCCCCGTCACCCACGCCGGTGTGCTCCGCAAGGCGGCCGCCGCCGGGATCGACGCGGCGGACCTGAAGGTGGACAGCCTGGGCCGCTACTTCCTGGGCTCGGTGTTCCTGGAGACCAGCGCTCGCGAGTGGACGATCTGGGCCGACACGGGCCGCTTCCGCGCTCGCACCATGGTCCAGGCGTTCGAGATCGCGAAGGGCCTCCACGACGCTCGGGTGACAATGCTCGCGGAGCTGGGCGCGCTGAGCGCCGACGAACTCCAGGCCCTGATCCTGGCGGACGGCACCGAGTACACGCGCGTGCAGTACGCCATGCACACGCTCTACACCGTTCACGGCTGGAGCCGGATCAAGACCCGCTGACCTGTCCACAGTGGATCGCTACCCGCAGGTAACCCATTGCGCGGCAACGCATCCCTTTTCCGGATAAGTGATCATGACGAAGCCCCCCGGGCCTACTCGGGGGGCTTCGTGTGTGCCGGGGTGTTTCATGGGCTGTTCCAGCCGTCCGGAGGTCTCCTCCGGCACCATGCCCCGGCGTCGAGTCTCCGGCCGATCGCTGGGGCGCAACCGGAGAACCTCTCCCACGGGTCTGACGGGCAGCCCAGGCGCCCTCACCGTGAGTGCGGCCAGTCTACGGCGTCGGGGTGACTACGGGCGCGGGCGGACACGCCGCGTCGCCAGCGGGCCCGCCGTCCAGCACCCGCCCGTCCGAGAGCGTCACCTGGTTGCGACATTCGCCCTGGTCGTTGCGGACGAAGTGCTGCTCCAGCATGCTCACGCCCTGCGGACCGGTGTCGCCTGGCTTGCCCTTGCACGGCGCGTCGCTGCCCGAGCAGTACCGGGCCACCTGGGCGAACAGCTGGTCATCGGTGACCGGTGGAGCGTCGGCGCCTTTGACGCCCGGCTGGCCCTGGCACTTCGCGGAGCCGCACACCACCTGGACGGCGGCCAGCACCTGATCGCCCGTCGGCGGCGGGGCGTCCTTCGGCCGGTTCGCGTTGTAGACCTGGGTGACCAGCGCCAGCACCTGGTCCACGGTGACGCTCTTGCCCGCCAGCTGGCCGGTGACGATCGCCGTCACGTCGTCGCGGGAGAGGCCGGGCGCGGCGACGACCGGGGATGGTTGGCCGTCGACAGCCGACTTCGCCTTGTCGATCTTCTCGCCGCACGCGCCGGCCGCGCGGAGGTCGGTGCCCAGCTGGTCGTTGCGCTTGCACAGCGTGTCGAGCGTGAGCACGGCGGGCGCGGTGTCCTGGGCCACGGTCTGCGCCTGGGTCTGCGCACCGTTGCCGATGACCACCACCACGATGAAGGCGGCGGCCGCAAGCAGGAGGGCGATGAACGCCAGGACGGCGATCGTCACGGGGGTGAGGTGGGGTCGACGCCACCGGCGACGCTTCGGCATCTCGGAGACAGTCACTTTTGGTCACCCTTGGCTAGCTTCTGCGCGATCTCCACGAACTGCTTCAGCTCGTGGTTATCGTTCGCCTCCGCCCGGCCGCGCAAGTACCCGGGCGTCGCCTCTTCCGGCAACGGAGGCCATGCCGGGTCCTGGTCCCATCCGCTCAGCGCGGCGAGTCGGCGGACCTGGGTAGACCACCGGAGCATCACGATACCCAGTTCGGCGGCCTCGCGGGCGTCCACTGCCTCCTTGCCCTTGCGCTGCGCCCGGAAGGTGAGCAGTGCGACGGCGAACGTCACCAGCGAGAACAGGAGGGCACCTACGCCCCCCAAGACCGTAAGTAGGCTCACTCAGGGCTCCCTCTGCCTTCGTCGCGGCTGTAGCTCGATGCCACGACCAGGTTCACCGCCCCCAGCAGCAGGCTCGATGCCGGGAGCAAGTAGGTCCCGCCGGTGGCGACGGCGCCCACCACCAGGGCGAAGGCGAAGCCCAACCAGCTACTGGCTGTAGCAGCATGGGCTACATGGAGCAGTCTATGGGTTGCCAGGGCCGCCAGGAGGCCTAAGCCCGTGAGTCCAAACCACACAGTCCAGATAGGACCCATGGAGCCGAGCGCCGCGACCACCACGGTGGTGGTTGGCCGGGCTGGCGCGAGGAAGCCGGGGAACAGGTAGAAGACCGCGATCGAGATCTGGCCGACGACCAGCACCACCGAAAGCGCGAACCTCTCTTGAACCCTCCGCTGGCGCACGATCATCGATCCCTCCCCGGATCAGCTGGCGTGCGCCTGGGCCTTCTTTCGCTCCCAGTCGGCCACCGCCCCGCAGGCCTCCGCGCGGCTACCCGCGTTCACGTCCTGCTTGCCGGGCCAGTTCGTGTCCCCGCTGGCGCACATCTTCTTGACCACATTGACAGCCGTCGCGATCGCGCGCGACTTGTCCATCCCCTTGGCGGAGAGGTGCTTCACGATCCGCTTGATGAAGCTGGGCAGGCCGCCGACCTTGTCCACCCAGTTGAACTCCGTCGCGGCGAACTCGTCTGCCGCGATCAGCTCGGGGAACTCCGCTGTCCAGGCGTCCACCACCGTGGCCAGCTCTTCATCCGACCACTCCGACAGCGCTAGAGCACTGACGGGGTCCCCGAGAAAGGGCGCATCCCCTCCACGGCCTCCAGCTGGGCCAGCTCCAGGGCGGCCGCTTCCTGCTGGCCGGCCAGTGCGGGGTCCGCCGCGAGCACCTCGGGTGCGATCTTCGCCAGGGCGCCGATGATCTTGGCGCTCACCCGGTCGGCGAAGTCGTCCAGGTCGAGCCCGTCCGGTCCGAAGGCGCTCGCGGGCTTCGTCGCTCCAGCGGCGACCAGTGCGAACGGAGTCTCCGGCGCACCGGACGCCACGCGCGCACGCGGCACCGGGTAGCCGGGCACGTTGACGGCGAGCACGCCAACCAGCTCCAGCGCGCCGTCCCGGGAACGCCAGTCACCCGAGGGCGGAGCCGCCATCAGCCGGTGGAGGTCCGTCTCCGACAGTTCAGGCCGGAGGCGGCCGGCCACCCAGATGCCGTGCCGGTCCTCACCGGCCGCCACGTCCGCCGCCACGGTACCGGTGTTGTCGTAGTGGGCCATGGTCTCCGCCATGCTCGCGCTCAGGCTCGCGTGGCCGGTGTTCATGGTCAGGTGCCCCACCCCCACGGTGCGCATCTGGACCGCGCCGTCGACCGGGCTGATCTCCGCTGCCCGCAGGGCGCCGACGTTGAAGTAGGCGTAGTCACTCTTCGAGCGCGGCGGCGGCGTGCACCGCTTCGAAATCCCGATGTGGCAGGTGCCCCAGGTCGCGATGTGCCCGAAGATCCGGCCGCTCTCCGGGTCGATCTGGAGCGGCGTCGGGCCGTCCAGGCCGGGGTCCGTGAACCACTCCACCGGCGGCAGGTCGGGCCCGCCGGACGCCGTCTTCGCGGAGATCTTCTTCTTCAGGAACGCGGGCTTCCCGTCGTCGCCCTCGGTGTCTTCGTCGGCGCCACCGTCCTTGGCGTCCTCCGCGTCGTCGGCCTTGCTGCCCTTCGCGGCCGCCTTCTTCTTCGCGGCGTTCTTCGCCAGCGCGGGCGGCAGCGTGCCCAGCTCCTCCGCCAGGCACGGCGAGCACGCGTCTCCCAGCTCGGGGATCGAGACACTGGCCACGATCGGCTGAATGCCCTGGTCCCGCAGGAAGTCCTTCAGGCCCTCCAGCGTGTGCGGGTACTCCCCGCCCAGCTCCTCCACCGGTGCGCTGTAGCCGCCCTCCTCGCCTTCGATCTCCGCGTACGCGTCAGGGAAGGCCGGGATGGCACACAGCGTGCTGGCGGACAGGAAGCCCTTCGTCACGACCACGCGGTGGTGCTCCGCGTCTTCGTCGAAGGTCACGTCGTCGTAGGCGTCCACCTCGGACAGGTCGATGCTGTTGCCGCGCAAGTACTTCTTGGCGAACAGCCCGCCGCCGGTGGTGTTCCCGTCGACCTCGCCGCGCCCCTGCCAGACGTAGGTCCCCTCGGGCAGCGCCTCGCCGGTCTGGCGGCTGATGAACTCGGGGCCGGGGATCTTCCAGGCCTCCTTCAGGTTGCCGATGATCTCGGCACCCGAGTGGCCGCCCTGGCCGGTGTTGACGTACTGGGCGAACAGCGACAGCGGCGGCTTGCGGAGTTCGAGCGCGCCCGGCTGGATGAAGCGCCCGTCCGCCGTCTCCACGCCTTCGATCGCCAGGCAGGGGAAGAACGCGGGGAGCGTGCCATCCGGCCGGGCCTTGCCGACCTCCGGGGCTTCGGCAGCGGCGGGCTTGGCCTCCACCTTCGTGTCGGTCGTCATCTCCACCACTCCATCCTGTGAATACGTGCCCGAGTCGGGCGGTCGGCCGGCCAACACGAAGTCCTGGTCCTTCCCGGCGAGCGCCAGGCGGATCTTCGAGAAGCGGACCATGCCGTCGTGCGTGGGCAGGTTGGCCGGATCCAGGTCGTAGCCTGCGCAGATGTGCGGCGCCCACGGCCGGAACTGCTCGGGGTAGCGGCCCTCGCCCAGCACCTCGCGCCCGATGGCGTTCGCGTAGTCCTGGTACCCCATGGCCTGATCCGTCGGCTGAAGCAGCGTGTTCGTGGACGGCTGGCGGTCGCCGGTGTCCCCGCCGTCGCGGTTCCAGATCCCGACGCCCTGGACCCGCATCTCCAGAGGTGCGTTGTCGGCGGCCATGATCTGCACGCGCCGCACCAGCTCCGCCGTCGTGGCGTCGTCCAGCCCGGCCACGTCACCGAGGAAGCACAGCGTCATGTGGATGTTCGACGCCGGGTCGCCGCCGGGCACAGTGAAGGCCTGCGGGTTGTCGGGGATGAGCGCGATCATGCCGCCGGTCTGGATCTCGGGACCGGCGGCGAAGAGGAAGCGTCGGAGCGCGTCCCGGTTGGCGATCTCCTCGGGCGTCACGGGCGCTCTCCCTGGGCAGTGTTCGGACCCCACTGGCGGTGGTCGGACTTCGAGTCCGGAGGTCGGTTGAAGTCGGCCGGACAGGGCAGCTCGCGCTTGATCGTGATCGTCTTGACTGGCTCTTCGCTGGCGCCGGTCATCAGGTTGGCCGTCTCCACCTCCGGCTGGTGACCGGTGAAGGCGATGCCCCACTTCGTCCGCAGCTCCTGCCAGTCCGGATACAGGTCACACGCCCAGCAGTCGCCAGGCGCGTGGAGGATGCGCTGGTCGCAGTGCGGCGCGCAGGCGCGGTGGTCCTCCAGCACCCGGCGGGCTTCGATCAGGTCGAACCCTGCCGTGCCGGGCACCTTCCCCGGGGCGGGCCCTTCCAGCGGCGTGTACGCCTCCGTGTGCCCGAGCGTTCGCGCCTCGGGGCCGTTGCCGCGTGCGCGCTTGATCCAGCTCATCGGGGTGCCCTCCGGTCGATCCACGCTGTTTGGACTTCGACCATACGGTCCCGTTCGTCACGGGTGCGCTGGCTGTGCGTGCCCACGCGGCCCGCCGCGTCGTCCAGCTGGGCCAGGACGCGCTCCGAGTGCATCGACGGGCTGTCGGGCGTGATGACCGCGTGCGCCGCGCTGTCGGCCTCTCCGAGCGCCCAGGCGGGCACCGCGTCGCACATGCAACCGCCGTGGTCGCCGGGGTGCATGTGGGAGCCCAGCCAGGCGTACGCCGGGGCGGGCACCAGCCGGTCGTCCGCGTACGACTCGAACCGTTCGCCGGCCAGCTCGCGGTGTGGGTGGAAGGCGCGGGCGCGCGGGGTGACGCCGTAGCGCCAGGTGAACCCGAGGGCCACGGCGCGCTGGTCGATCTCCCGCAGGATGTCCCCACCGAGCGCGAGCCCGCCGGGGCCGTTGCCCTTGGCCGGTCCGCCGATCTCCGCCAGGGCCTCCCGGATGTCGCCGGGCAGGATGATCGTATCCGGCACCTCGCCGTCGGGCAGGGTGTCGCCCTTCCGGCCGTAGAGCGCGGACATCGCCCGGGAGCGAAGGCTGGATTCGAGCCGCTTCCAGGCCGCCGGGATCCGCTCCGCCATGGCGCTGGCGATCGCCTGAGTGGTGACCAATGGGAACCCGATCAGCGTGGCCGCCGCCAGGACCGCGTTCTTGATCGCCACCTGGGTCCAGCTGGTGAACTTCGACTGGAGGTAGACGAAGGCCGCCGCGAGCAGCACATCCTCCGTGAGCCCGAGTTCGGCCAGCCGGTCGTAACCCACCATCTGACCCACCGCGAGCGGGTCCGCGCCGTTGACCAGCTGGGCCAGCTCGGGCTTGCCCTGGGCCGACGCCTTGATCTTGTTCCCGGCCTTCCGCAGGGCCGCTGCCAGCTCCGCCTCCGCCGCGTGCCGGATCGCTTCGATCAGCTGGCGGTCGATGTCGGCGAGCGCCTCGCCGTCGATGATCCGTACTGAATCGAGTACCCCCTGCGCCCCGGCGGCAGTCCGCGCCCCGGCAGGCACCGGCGGCGTCCCCTGCCCCGGACCGCGCCCGGGTGCGGGCGGCGGCTGGTTTGGGCCCGCGTCGGCCGGCTGGCCGGGCGGGAGCTGGCGCTGAGGCACCACCTGGCCCTGGATGATCGGGCGTCCGTCGGCGCCGATGATCTGGTCGCTGGCGGGCAGGACTTCCTTCAGCCCGAGCAGCACGTGCGCAAGCTGGGTCATGGTGGCCGGGTCCAGGCGCCCGGACTTGATCATCTGGAGGCGCTGGAGGTCATCCTCATCGGCCTTGTCCGCCGGGTCGAAGCCCTTCGCCTTCAGGTAGGCGTCGTAGCTGAGCGCGCCCCGGTCCATCGCCGCGTCGGCGTCGGCGGAGCGGTTGGTGTTGCGGGTGATGGTGCTGGCGTCGAACCAGCACCGGACCAGCGCGACCTCATCGACCGTGAGGCCCCAGCCGCCGTCCGCCACGGACATCATGAGCCGACGCCGGAAGTAGCTCTGGGTCACCGAGTCGGCGATCATGCGCGCGCCGGGCTCAAGGTGGTTCTCGAACGTCTGGGCGTCGATCAGCCAGGCGCTCCAGTGGTTCGCCTCGCCCAGGCTCCCGCGCATCGCCTCGCGCGGCAGGTCGATCCCGTCGGCGAGCCGGTCCAGGGACGCCTTCTGGCGCTCGATCACGTCACCGGCGGTCGCCCGGTCCAAGGTGATGTGCTTGATGTACTGGCCGTCCTCGGGGTCGCCGTAGACGACGATCGGCACGACGGCGGAGACGTGGCCCTCGTTGTTGATCGGCGCGGTCATGCTGGCGGTGAAGGCGGCCGCGAAGCCGTTCTCGTTCGGGCGAACGGTCTCCTGGTCAGGCTTTACCAGGGCCATGCCCTCGGGGATGAACAGGATCCCGTTCGAGGCGATCCGGGACATGGCGGCCGCGCGGATCTCCCGGCCGGCCAGCACCACGTCCTCGCACACGTCCAGCAGGGTCCGGAGTGGGGAGTCCGACAGCTCGCCCCACTCGGGGTGCGGAGCCCACAGCCGGATCAGCGTCTCCTCATCCGGGTCCAGCTCACGCGGGGGCTTGCCCGGCACGGTGGTGACCAGCAGGCCGCCGCCGGTGCTCGGGGTCACCTCGGAGCTGGAGCGGACCTCCCACGACTCGTCGCCGGTCTCCGGGTCGGGGAACCCGTGTAGCCACACCTCGCCCGGCACGTCGAAGCCCGTGGAGAGCCGGCCGGTGAAGCCGTAGCCCTTTCCCCAGGGCAGTTGCTGGATGCACTCGATCGCGGCCTGTGCGACGTGCGGCGGGACGTACGGCTTGCCGTCTTCGTCCTTGTCCTTCTCCGGGTCGCCGGTGAGCAGGATCGGCTCATCCTCGCCGGGCGGCTGGTAGGCGGCGGTCCAGCCCAGCTTGCTCAGCAGGTTGGCCTTCATCCGCAGGGCCTGGCCCAGCTCGCCGATGCTGTTGCGGTAGTTCCAGGCGACGGCCTGCCAGGCCATCCGGGTCATGGCGAGCGTGGCCACGGTGTCGCGGTCTCGGAGATCGACGACTCGACCGGCGGCGGTCATCACGCGGGGTGAGGGCTTCTCACGTCGGCGGCCGAAGAGAGGCATTAACGCACCGTTCCCTCTCGCTAATCGTCCAGCTTGTCCACCAGGCCCGTGATCACCCCGGCTCCCGCTGAGAATGCCAGACCGCGCGCGATCTTGCCCCAGACTCGTGGGGTCATGGCGCGGGCGACGACGACCCCGGCGGCGACCCAGATGCTCAGGCACCATGGGCACTGAAGCAGCTCTCCGAGGCGGAGGTGTCCGCCACCCCAGCGGTTGATCACCTGCTCGCGCTGAGTCTCGATCAGGCTGTCCCGCTGGATGAAGCGGACGATGCGGTACACGGCGAGCGCGTCCAGCACGTCTTCGGTCAGGTCGCCGCCAGCACGACGATCCAGGCCAGCAGGATCAGGGCCCACCCGGCTACCACTCCAGCGAGGAAGGCCTTCCGGACGGAGGTCTCCACGTCCTCCTCTTCGGGCCCTTCGGGTGCTCGGTGTTGTCCAGCCACGCATGATCATCCCTTTCGTCCACCCCTACCCCGTGACGCGGGCTCAGCCCACTACCGCGCCTGCCCCGGCCCTCCTGTTTCACCCGGGTCCCATCGGTGACTAACGGGTCAGCTGGCGCCATGAGGTCGGCTGTGATCCGGGCAGCTCTAGCGCCTGGCGGACGGCCTTGGCCAGGTAGTCAGCAACCGCCTCCGCCTCCTCGCGGCCGCCGAAGCGGTCAGGATCCGCGCCTACGCATCCTTCGTCGTCGAACAGCTCGAAGGCCAGCCGGTCGCGCAGCGCCTTCGACTGCTCCGAAGTGAGCGTGATCATCGGCGTGCCTTTCGTTCGGTCTGTCCACGGCGGGCGCCCATCGAACAGGGCGGCCCGCCGGTCTGGCAGTAGATGCCCGCGTCCCCGTGGATCTTCGGCGAGCACACCGCGCAGTGCCGCTTGCCCAGGGCGACGCGCCAGCGGGCCAGCTCGATCGCGCACCACTCGCAGTGACGCCGGTCCGGGTGCTGTTGCGGAGTGGGCGAAGCGCCCCAGCGGCTGGCGTACCGGTGCGCGAACGGCGTGGTGCAGTCTTCGCACTCGGGCAGCAACGTCACCCATGCCCGCCAGCCGGTCACCTGGACGTGGCACCACCAGCACCGCCGCTTCACTGGTCACGCCTGGCGGGCAGCGGGCCGTACCGCCCGATCTGCCGGTCGGCCAGCTTGCCCAGGACGATCATGCCCGCGATCGCGAGCAGGGCCGGACCCACCGAGACGCACGCGCCCAGTGCGACCAGCCACGGCATAAGGCCGTAGGCCAGGGGGGCACCGAAGGCGGTCGTGAGGATCGTCCACACCATCGCGGTGAAGACCATGGAGCCCTCCCTCAGGTGCCACCAGTCCAGGAAGCGCGAGCGGCAGCGGCCTTCGTGCGCGTGCCCGGTGCCGTGACAGTCCCAGCACTGACCGTTGGACTCGTACGCGGTCGGGTCGACGCCGTCCCCGCCGCACCCACCGCAACAGCCCGGTTGCTTCACAGGATGTCCCTCCAGCTCCACATGATGTAGAGCACGACCCCGAGCACACCCAGCGCGACCGCGCCCGGGATGATCAGCAGCAACCACCAGGGGTTCATGAGGTCTCCAGCTTCCGCTTCAGCGCGTCCAGCATGATCGTGCTCGGGCGCCGCCACTCGGTGGCGCGGACCGTGCGCTGGCGGAGCGCGTCCATATCGGGCACCGTGCGGTTCGAGCCGTCATCGGCCGGCCGCCGGGCGTACTGGCCGACGTGGTGCGGCTCGGGGCCGTCGACCACCACGTGCCGCACCTCCCCGGCGCCGGTCCGGATGCGCACGGCGAACTCCGTCCAGGTGTCCATCAGACCTCCCAGAAGTCCGGCGCCACGGCCTTGATCATCGCTCGCTGGTCGTCGGTCAGGCTCCCGGTCAGGTGCTGGAGCACGGAGAAGCGGCAGGCCTGGTCAGGACACGGCGTGTCGGCGGCGATCAGGCCACGGATCAGCTCCTGGTACGGCTCGACCTCGGGCGGTTCGCTACCTGCCGGGCGGGTGGCCAGGACGAAGGTCTGGTCCTGGTCCTCCTCGTTCATGCCGATGGCCACCAGGCGCTGGCGGCCGCCGCTGGCCTCGCCCACGGTCTTCAGGGCGTAGGTGCCGGTCGTCGCCTCGCCGTTGGTCCGGTTGATGGCGGTGACCAGGAGCCAGCCGTCTTCCACGTCGACTTCGATCACGCGACACCGAACCCGAAAACGATCTCCAGGAACGCTTCGCCGTCTTCGTACACGACCTCCGACGTGAAGTGCTCGCGACCGGCGTACTGGTTACCGCCGCT